GTAGGTAAAGAGGACTATGCTGAAGATACACTTGACAATGAAGGAGGAGCAATATTTTAAAAGTAACAATCATATCTTTTATTTGTATTCTTTTATTGTATTGGATAGCAATTACTTGGCGACCATATACAACAGAACCTCTCTTTAGTTTTGATTGTTGCACATGGATAAAGAAGGAGGAAATTAAATGACTCTTTTTAAAATGCTTATACATAAATTTAAAGAGTGGTTAAATAATAGTAATGAACCTAAGTACCTGTCCGGTAAAAGTAGGGCAGTTAAACATGCCCGTAATAAACAAAAGTATTTATCTGGTAAGAATAAGGGACACGCAGATGACACCACATGAAAAATTAAAATTACTAAGGGAGAAACAAGAGAACGATGGTAACCCTATTGACAAACAACATATTATAAATAATCTAAAAAATGTATATGATCCTGAGATGTCGGGTGTTAGTGTATATGATTTAGGTTTGATATATAATATAGATATAGATGAGAAGGAAGGGATCGTTACGTTAACACATACTCTAACCAGTGCTTGGTGTCCCTTCGCAGATGAAATAATTCATGCTATATATAAAGCATGTGAGGTTGACAATGTTAATTCAATTGATATAATAACAACATTCGATCCTCCATTTAGTATGGACATGGTTCCAGAAGAAACAAGAATGATGTTGGGTTGGTAAATAAAAGGAGAACTATATGATAAATATGTGGACACATACCCTGTTAGCAGTTGGTTGTCTAGCCTTGGCATACTACGCTGGATATTATATACAAATAAAAAAGCTTGTTGCCGATGTTAGTGATAAGGTACTGTATGATTTTATAAAAACTTTAGAGAAAGGTGGGTTTATAAAAACAGATATAGATGACGATGGAGACTTGGAACTTATACCTATAAAGGAAATAATTACACAGCACAATAATATAAAGGAGAAATAATATGTTACATAATTTTGAACTACCGCAAGAGCTACAGTTTAATCCCGTACTACGGCCCATCGAACACGATGGTCTGATTGTACCAAAGTCTTTAGGACAGAAGATAGTTCGGGATGATACCAATCAAGTACTTGGTATTGTTAAATCTCGTTACACTCCACAACCATATGCTGCACTATGGGAGCCACTGGTTGAGGGGCTAGTAGAATCTGGTCTTGATCTAAAAGATGCAGATATTAAATGGAACACCATGAACAACGGTGCTCGTATGTATGCTGACATTACTCTGAAGTCTTATAACTATGATAAGATTGTCGGAGAGAAGACCGCATTACAAATGAGAGTTCGTAATAGTGTAGATGGTTCGTTGAAGTACGATGTATCTGCCTTCATCAAGAGGCTATGGTGTGCCAATGGTTGCTCTCGTATTGCAGAGAATACCTCTGTACAATTTAAACATACTGCTAGTACAGAGCCAGATAAGATTGGGCAGGTAGCAGCAACTTGGCCTATGGTTTTAGAGGATGATGCACATCTCTTTAATCATATGCGGGGTGTAGCTGTAAATAGAGATACAGTAGTTAAATTTCTAGCTGCTAACCTGTGCCTTACTAAGACTAAGGTTAAGACTAAAGTAAATGAGAAATGGTTGGGCCGTATGTTGTCTCTATGGGATTCATATAGTGCCTCTATTGGTATAAATGGGTATGCATTTTATAATGTACTTACTCATTATGGAACGCACGTTGATCCTGAAAGCCTTCGGGGGGCTGAAGCAGGTAATCGTGCGCTACGACAAGAGCAGGATGTCCAAGCCTTGGTGCGGGGTGAGGCATTTAAGAATCTCATTAAGTATGATGACTTTCAACAGCAGCTATTAGCTGCATAAGCTTTGTCGTAATGTGTGGCAGGTGCGTGGGTTTTTGTTCTCCTCCATGCACCTGCCATTACTATTTATAGGATATACAAATGGATAAAAAACAGAAGGCTGCAGCAGCAGATAGATTAAAGAAAGCAAGAGCAGTAAGAGCTAAAAAGATTCCTAACTATGGTAAAGCTAACTTACATGAAAGTTTACATAACCTCCCAAAGGAACATGAGCTTCATCCCGATAAAGTTAAGCAGTGGATTGACACACAAAAAGATTTAGCTACTGCTGAACGTAAAGCAATAAGAGAAAAGATTAAAGGGGCTACTGCAAGACAGGCAAGTCATGAAGGATACATAAAGCATATGCAAAGGTATCTTAGAACAGGAGATTGGGTAGATGATTTCTATGGAGAGTACCAACAGAACAAAGTTAAGCATCATTGCCATGCACTGGCTTATGATAAGGACGGTATGCCTAAAAGAAGTGTAGGTATATACTATCCAGACTTAGGAATTACATACACAAAAGAAATGATGGAAGAAGAAAATGCAACCAGAGATAATCACAATACATGACGCTATAGAAAAGTATAAGGATACACCAGAGTTTAAAATAAAACTAAGGTCTGACAAGACCCGTAATCAATATGCTTATCAACTACGTAGGCTCTGTGAAGCAGAGCTAGAGGACAATCCTATAGGGAGTATGCCTATAGATATATTGAACGTAGCTAAATGCCAGCGCATATACTGGCAGCTAATAGAAGATGTAGATACAAATGATGTACGGTTTGCAAACTATTCTATGCAGATTGTAACTCGTGTATGGAATGTATTAATTAAGTATGATTATCTAGATAAAAATCCTTGGGGATTTGTAGAAAAGAGTAAGGTTTCTCCACGTAATACTATATGGCAACCAGAAGATTTTAAAATCTTTTTACAAACAGCATTCAGTATACCTAAATGGAGGAACATAGGTCTGCTAGTACGTATCAACGTAGAGATAGGCCAACGCATAGAAGATGTAAGGCTATCTCAATGGGATAACTATGATCTTAATGAAAAATTATATATGCGGGAGGTGATTCAGAAAACACATGAACGTATTCCTGGCATACCCTTATCTGATTCCTTAGTACAAATGCTACAAGAACAGAAGGATGTCTATGAATTTCAAGAGTGGGTAGTACCTCATCCCTTTTTACTGGAGCCTTACAGTGAGCATAGTATATCCCGTACCTTTAGAAAGATCATGAATACTGCTGGACTTTCTTCTCGTTTACAGTTAAGAGATATACGCCGCACTGTACTTACAGACTTGGCAAATCATGGGGCTACAGACACAGAGATAATGGCATATAGTGGACATAAAAGTAGAGAAAGTTTAATGCCTTATGTATGTATAAGTACAGAGCAAGCACGTAATGCTGCCAACAAAAGAAAATTTACTATGGAAGAAGCACAAGAATGGAAAGAGTTCAAAAGAAGTTTCGCTTCAACAGAAGAACTTTTAAAAGGAGCAAACATAAAGAATGATTAACATTAAAAAATATATAGATACACTGGACTTACAGATAGAGGAGGGGTACAGGGGAGACTGTCCTTTATGTAATGGTAGAAATACTTTTACTGTCACACGAAAGTTAGATGGCATTCTATATAATTGTTACAAGGCTGGGTGCAGTATATCAGGAACCTCTCCTACTACTGTGACAGTTAATGATATGTCATATAGAAAAGAGAGACAACCTTTAGTTGAATTTAGTTTACCTCCACATGTTGTCCCCGGTAGGGCAGAGGCAACAAGCTGGGCAGAGAGCTATGGCATAGATGCTATTAAAAATAATTTACATTATGATGTAAAAGAAAATAGAGTTGTGTTCCCTGTTATACATGACCATGAAATTGTAGATGCAACAGGCAGAGCCTTGGCTATAGGTCAGCTACCTAAATGGAAAAGGTATGGTAACAGTAGCTATGCCTATACCTCTGGCATAGGAGAGGTAGCGGTAGTAGTAGAGGATTGTATATCAGCAGCAGTTGTATCTACTATGGTATCTAATTGTGTGGGTGTGGCGCTGTTAGGCACAGCCTTATTGCCTAATCATATAGCACAGTTAAAAGATTTTATGGGTGTTATAGTGGCGCTTGATCCAGACGCCGTAAAGAAAACCATACAGTTCACAGCAGAATTAAAAGGGACATTATATCATAATAATATTTTTGCACTGAAGCTAGAAGATGATTTGAAGTATGCCAAGAAGTATGATATGATCAATGTTAGTAAGGCGATATTAAAATTAACACAAGGAGAAATACATGGAACTAGAATTGTTACGCACTCTAACGAATAGAAATTTTTATAATGCAAATAAAAATGTAGCTAAGGAAAGGATATTTAGAAGTAAAGAAACACGTAATATAAAACAGGTAATTGATAGGGCTATGCTGGACTATGAGAATGATATTGGTGCATCTGATATAAAGGCATTGTTCTTCTCCATTAATACATCGTTAACAACAGCACAGAAAGATATATACCAAAGCTTGTTTAGAAAAATTGAAACCTGTTCCCCCTTGAATGAAGACGTAGCACAAGATGTACTAAGAGAATTGAACAGAGAGGATGCTGCCAATGAACTAATGGATGTAGCATTTAAAATGTCTAATGGAGAGATCACATCTCTATATAAAATAGTAGAGTTCATTGATAGAAGGGAGGAGGATTTCATGCCAGCCCTCAAAGTTTACTTTGAAAATATGGACATCAATGAGTTGCTTAAAAAGAATGAGTTAAATTTTAAATGGAAGATTAATATACCTACAGTAGCACAGTTAGTACCAGGGGTAAACAGCGGACAGATTATTGTCGGTGCCGCCAGACCTAACACTGGTAAGACTAGCAGCCATGCTTATCTATGCGCTGGGCCTAATGGCTTTGCACAACAGGGAGCAAAGGTTATGGTTCTTGCTAATGAAGAAGACACAGGGCGAGTGTCTGCCAGATACTTAACAGCC